GGTGGCTTGATGAACAAGAAGAGCAGTAGCAGAATGCACAAAACGCGGGAGAAGCAGTAAATACAACGGCGGGTTGCGGCAAAGTCATGGGGGGCGGGACCCCGCCCCCCTATTATTTAGAGGGTGAAAAAATGATTTATGTACTAGCTTTACTGGTTGGCGGCGTGATAATAATCGGCGTGGCAAAGTGGTTGTTTTCCGATGATGATGATAGGGGTGAGTAATCATGGTTATAGTAGCGACAATATGCGTTGTGGGACTGTTATTTATAATAGCGCATGCAGCGCTTTTTAGTGGAGATGATGAAGATTGATGAAGGGCACGAAGTGCGGCGGGGACACGCGCGTTACGGATAGCCGACGGCAACCAGATAATTCGGTAAATCGTATGAGGGTCTGTAAAGGGTGCGGCGCGTGGTTTACTACTCAAGAAAAAAACACCGGCAAAAGCACTATGCCATATCAGAGCCGAAAAGGCGGGGGCGGGAAATGAAAATAGTATTGTCTGAGCAGATGGCAGAATATTTAGTCAACGTCTTGCAATGCGAGTGTGAGAGTACCTATAGCGCATATGAGCAGGTGGCGGGGGCTTATGAACCTACAGACGGACAAAAAGAGGATATGAAAAGATATGCGAAAGAAATAGCTATTTGCGAGATTCTGATAGAGAGGTTGGGCGGGGGCCATGGATGATGGCAGGTGCTACCGGTGCGAGATGTGCGGCGGGTGGATATATCTGGAAGAAAGATATTACAAAGTACGCGGGTCGGTATACTGCTTTATGTGTACGGAAGAGTGCATTGCTAGCGAAGAGGATACCGAGGAGTATAGGCGCGAGTTGGAACTTGCAGACAGGGCGCACGACAAAGAAGAAGATGGCTATGACATTGTCAAGTAGGTGGGGGTGGACCTCGTGAAATCTCTGCCGGAGGAGGTCGAGCGGATTTGCCCGGACTATGATTTGTATGGGAGGACTACAAGAAATGAAATGGCAAGCTGAAATTGACGATTTCAAGGGAGGAATTATGACAATCGTAGAGATAGAAACCGCGATAAAAAAAGCGGGGTTCCGCGTTGATGATATAGACGGCGGAACGGAGGTAGGGTCACTAGTGCTTGAGTGGATGAGGCGAAGAAAGCGACTTGCGGCATACTACACAAGGGTGGGCGTGATAATCGGCGCGTTTGTGTCCCTCATAGTGTCGCAGATTGTCATGGTTGCGTATCCCGTGGTGGTGGCGCGAGCCATAGGACTACTATCACTTATGACGCTTATTTTGAGCTCAGCGTACACGGCGTTGAGGGCGGCAATGGATATAAAGACGGAGCGGGACATAGTCGCGATATGTGCGAGATGGCTTGAAGACAGAGCCAAAAAGCTAGGGAACTATGATAGGTAAAGTAATCGAGGTCACCGGTTGCCGGTATGTGGTGGATGGGGTGCCGGGGGAAATATCCCCCGGCGACCTTGTGGAAGTGGCGCGGGTTGCGGACGGTATCATCACGCCGGAGCAAAGGCGGCTAATTTACGCGCTAATAGGCGAGGTTGCTGAGTGGAGCGGGCACACAAAAAGCGAAACAAAAGAGATACTAAAGAGTGAACTAATGGGGCGAGAGTGGGTCGGCGTATCATTTTCGGATTGCACAAAGTCGCATGCGGAAGATTTCATAGATGAACTAGTATCATTTTGTGTGTGGCACGGTGTGCCGACAGATTTTCCGCTTGCCCTGTGTGGAGATAGTGACAAGTACGTTTTGGCATGCTTGCATAATGGGATGTGTGCCATATGTGGGAGGGCCGGAGAGGTGCACCACATAGACAGCATAGGGATGGGGCGCGACCGCGAACGATACAACGACGCGGCGCATGATATATTGCCGCTATGCCGGACACACCATATAGAGGTGCACACGCTCGGACGCGATAGCTTTTTAGAAAAGTATCACATACATGGGATAAAATCCGAAATATGGCATAATGCACAAAAAACATGCGGTTGTCAACATGCTTATTTTACTTAAAAAATCCAAAAAAAGGGTTGACTTTTCAAACCCGATGTGGTAAAATGTATGTGTTCCCAGGGGAACACATAACAAAGCAGAAAGAGGGCAAAAACATGTATAAAATTGACTGTAAGGAAGCACTGGCGAAAAACCGTGGGCGCTATGTCACGGTGCGTCTCTTGGGCAGTGATGGGGATGAGTTGCACACGATAACAACGGGGAACGACTTGCGCGGACGTTTCGAGAAGTTGTTCACCGGCATGCATGAGTATATAGGCGCAAAGGGTCAATATGTGCCGGTGTATGATTGGAAGCAGACACTGGGAAGTTGCCAATATAGATTGCCTAGAACTTATTCCGGAATTCGGGCGCGGCTTATCCGCGAGTATGAAAGCAGTCTTGAAGAAGAGTGATGACATGTACCAATTTTCGATTGACCCGGCGGCGGCACTTGAGATACTAGAGGGGCTGACGGACATACAAGCGGGGAAGGTATTTAGAGCGGTGCTAATGCATGCGGTGGGAGATAGCACCCCCCCGGGCGGTGCACTAGAGGGACTTGCCGCAAAAGTGCTTTGTATGGAGATAGACAGGCGAAAAGCACTATATGAGCGTAAGGCGGCGGCAAATCGTGAGAATGGCGCAAAGGGAGGACGACCACCAAAGTCGACGCCAAAAGCATCGGAAAAAGCCCCGCCAAAAGAAAAGGCAAAGACATTTCAGGTGCCGGATGTCAAGGAGGTTTCCGCGTACTGCGAGGAGCGCAAAAACTCGGTTGACCCGGCGAGGTTTTGGGACTACTACGAAGCGCGCGGCTGGATGGTCGGCAAGTCGAAGATGAAAGATTGGCGGGCGTGTGTCCGGACGTGTGAGCGCAACACGAGCGAAGGAGGTGCGGCGAGTGGAGCAGGGGATGGAATCGGGTTTAGAGAAAGCAACGCGACTGAATTCTAATATTAATGTATCTGGGGATGACCCGCGCATATGCAACCACCCAACCAGGCCACCTGATAGCGTGTGCGCGCATTGTGGTGCAAGAATGCCGCGCCGGGCGCATATATATGGACCGCTTGTGATATGGAACCCAATGCCGACACTGTGTGACTGCGAGTCGGCAAAAACGGAGCGCAAGCGGTCGGACGATGAGAGGGAAAAAGAAGCGAGAGAAAAAGAAGCGGCGGCGGAGGCATGGAGGGAGGAGCAAACGGCGAAGCGAAGCGGGTTGACTGCTAGGCAAAGGACTTACACGCTTGAATCCCTAGAAATGACAGACGGAAATCGGGCGGCGGTTGTAACCGCGATGCGATATGCAAACCGCGTGACGGAAATAGTATCCGGGGGGAAGCGAGTAAGCGGACTTTACATATACGGCGGCGTTGGCACCGGAAAAACGCACATATCCGCCGGGATAGCTGTCGAGTCGTTGCGAAAAGGGATTAGCGTGAGGATAGGCACGGTGCAGGACATACTAGACAAGATACGCTCTGGGTACGATGGGGGCGACTTGCAGAATCGCATAGTAGACATATACAAAAGTGTGGGCCTACTTATCCTAGATGACATAGGGAAAGAGCCCCCTACGCCATGGGCAACGGCAACACTCTACAGCATAGTAAATCATCGGTATGAGGAGATGTTCCCGACGGTCTACACAAGTAATTACTCACTTAGCGACCTAGCAAATCGTTTGGCTAGCAAAAGCGAGGTACAAACAGCGCGGGCGATAGCGGACCGAATCGCAGACACATGCGTTCCGCTTGAGATAAAAGGCGAAAGCTGGAGAAAACGATAGGAGGGGCATACATGCACAAGGCGATTATCACGGGACGACTTACAAGGGACCCAGAGCGAAAGACATGTCATGACGGGGCGGCGATGGCGGTGTTTTCGATAGCAAGCGATGAGTACGCCAAGGGTGAAAAAAAGTGTATGTTTTTCGACTGTTCGGCATTTGGAAAAACAGGGGAATTCATCTTGGCGCATTTCACAAAAGGCAAACCTATACTTGTCGATGGCAAGTTACAGACCTATGAGTATACAAATCAGGCGGGGGCAAGGGTGGAAAAAATGAGAGTAGTTGTTCATGATGTCGAGTTTTTCGAGAGTGCAAAGCGCGGTGAGATTGCGCAAAGCGGCGGGGTTGGCGGAGTGACATTTGGCGACGTTGGGGATGAAGATATACCATTTTAGAGAGGTGCGACATGGTACTATACGATATTAAAAACGATAACATTGAGCTTTACGAGCTCGTGCAAAAAGCTAGCGAGTTGCAAGATGTCGACTGTGAAGCCGATATTATAGCGGACACCGCAGAACTTCTGCTAGCAGAGGGATACGAGGCGGCGGAGCGGCTCGCGCTATGTGTACTATCAATGCGGGCTGATGAAAAAGCGATTGACGAAGAGATCGCACGGCTTGGACGCGTGAAAAGACAGCGCAGAGCATCGGAACGAGTTGCAAAGTCGGCGTTGCTAGCGTATCTCCACGAACTAGGGAAAGATGACATTGTCACAACTCGGGTAAAAATAGCAATAAGGGAAAACCCCGGGGCGGTCGTTGTCGACGACATAAAGCTATTACCGAGCGGGTGCGTTGTAGTACCGAGCCCGGTACCGGCAAGAGCGGAGATAAAAGCCCGGATAGAAAGCGGGGAAGATGTACCCGGGGCACATATAGTAAAGACGTGGAGGGTAGATATTCGATGAGAAAAAAATACAAAGCGGCGGCGATGTGCAAGCGATGTTTCGAGTTGCCCGGACTGCTTCCGTCTGGGGCATGTGACACCTGCGAGCATAACAGGGCGATAGAAAAAGAGGAAAAAGACAAGAGGACCCAAAAGGAGGGAGAAGAATGCGAGGAAAAATTAAGAAGCTAGATAACGTCTGCCGCATAGCGATACCGCCGATTATATGCGCTGAGCTAGGGCTAAAAAAAGGCGATTATGTGCAGATTGACAGCGAGTGCGGTCGCGTGGTTATAACCCCAACGAAAGGTTATATCTGCCCGACGTGTGGAGCAAGGAGTGAAAACAAACCCCTATGAGTGAAACACAAGAACAAATCGCGCTTTTTAAGTGGGCGGCACAGAGCGGTATCAAAGAGTTGGAGCTTATGTACCATATCCCAAACGGTGGAAGTCGCCGTACAAAAGAATCGGCGATACTACGCGCGGCGGGGGTAAAGGCGGGCATACCTGATGTATGCCTGTCTTGCCCAAAAGGACCATATCACGGAATGTATATCGAGATGAAAACTGATGGTGGTCGCATATCCAAAGCACAAAGTGAGGTTATGCAAGCCCTTAAATCTGCCGGGTACTATGTAGTGGTATGCTACGGGTGGGAAAATGCGCGCGAGGAAATAGGGCGATATTTGTTATTGGAGGGGGTAAAAAGGTGGCCGCAATAGAGCGACTTAAATCCGTTTGGGATATGGAGCGGCACATAAAGTACTTATCGAGACTCATTGAAGAGTGTCAAGACATAGCCGAGTCGATAACGACAACAATATCGGACATGCCGAAAGTACCAACACATGGAAGCAAAATAGAACGATGTGCATGTACGATAGCTGACATTCGTGATAATTTACTAGAGCAAAAAATAAGACTATTACACGAAAAGCAAGAGATACTTTCAGCGATTGAGGAGATAGAAGACCACAAAACGAAATCCATACTTGTGGAAAGATATTTTTTACATACATGCTATAACGACCTATGCCGCAAGCTTGAAATTTCTTCAACGACCGCTAGCAGGAAGCACGCAGAGGGTTTAGCATATTTAGAAAAATACTTCGCCGACATTGACAAAAACGGCACCGTATGATATAATAGTACCGAAAAAGACTTCTTCGAAGGCTCCTTCTTTCTGAACCGGGACTAGTTGCGGGGCTGGTCCCGGTTGTAAATTATGGGGGGACAAAAGATGGCACAAAAGCCAAAGCGAAAATGCGGGTGGCAGGGGTGTGCAAACACCACGCGCGGGCGATATTGCGCTGAGCATGAAGCTAAAGCGACCGAGCTAGAGCACAAGCAGGACATAAGACCTAGAGAGTACTGGGCGCGGTACGGCACCACGTGGCGGCGGGTGAGTGCGGCATACTTGGCGGCTAACCCGCTTTGTGAGCGGTGCGCAGATGAAGGCCGAACCACACCGGCGGTGCACGTGCACCATAAAAAGCCGCTTGAAGATGGTGGAGATAGCAGATGGGAAAATCTGCAAAGTTTGTGCCACACTTGCCACAATAAAACACATGCGAACTTGAGGTGTCGCCCCCGGGGGGCGGGTTGAATTTCTAAAAGCAGAACGATTTTGCAACGAGCTGGGGTTTTGCGCAAAAAATTCAGAATTCAAAATCCGGGGGGGTACCCATGGCGAACGGTCAAGGAGGCGCGCGCGCTGGCGCGGGGCGAAAGCGGAATTGTCTTGCGGATGCCCTTGCAGACGGGACGGCACCGCAAAAGCTTCTGGTTCTGGACATACCGGGGGGCGATGTGATTGAGCAAAAAGAGGCAGAGCAGTACCTAAAAGACGAGCAAAAAGACGGTGCGATTGAGGCAGAAAGATATTACAAAGAGATATGGGCATGGTTGGAAGAAAGAGAATGCCAAAAGTATTTTGACCCGCACTTTTTGCAACGATTCTGTATGCTACTAGCGAGATATGTTCAACTAGAGCGACTTGTTTCGAAGTACGGATTTTTAACAAAGGGAGCAGATGGCGGTTTGCAAATCAACCCGATGGAGACCGCTCTACAGGCAAGGCTGAAGATGCTTAATCAGATGCAAAGCACGATAGATAGCACAGTACGGGCAAACTGCACGATACGATATAGCGATACAAAAGCCGCACATGACCCTATTCGGGCACTGCTGGAAGCTAGGGGGGCTTGATGAAATGGACGTAGTGAACAAGCGGCTTTCGGACCTTAAGCCGTATGAAAATAACCCTCGCCACAATCGGAAAAGCGTTGACATGGTAGCTAAAAGCATAGAGCAGTTTGGTTTTTTGGTTCCGCTAGTTATCACGTCAAGCGGCGAAATAGTATGCGGACACACGCGGCACAAAGCCGCCAAAAAGCTAAAAATGGAATCGGTGCCGTGTGTAATCGCTGACACACTGACGGATGAGCAGATAAAAGCGTTCCGCATAGCAGACAATCGGGCGGGCGAATATTCGACATGGGATATAGAAGCACTAGCGGGCGAGCTTGCTACAATCGGCGAAAGTGTCGACATGTCTGAATATTCACTTGGGGATTATATCGATGGATTTATTACGCATGAGAGCAAGTCTGGGTCTTATGAAAGCCTTATAGAATCAAGAAGCAAAGCCAATAGAGGCAACATAATAGTAAAGCTAGGGGACTACACAGAATATGTCGAGCCTGGGCTATTCGCAACATGGATGAAAGCGATTGAAGAAGGGGGCGGACTGCTGGAGTGGCTAAAAAATACGCTATACTAGATACCTCGTGGAGCCTGAAAAAACAAACGTATAGGGGCATGGCGGCAAAATATCTCAAGTGGGAGCTAGACAGGCACGGGCTGGAAGAATACCCGCACGAAGAAGCGGATATTATATTAATGACAGCGGTATCAGTTGATGGAATCAAGCTAGTGCGGCGAGTACGAAAAATGTACCCGAATAAAACGATTGTACTGGGTGGCGCGGCTGGCACATATCCTAGTTGCTTTTCCGAGTATGTTGATATTGTGTGCGTAGGGGATGGGCAATCCCTATTACACGTGCTTTTTACGGAAGGTGTGGAGGCGGCGAAGCGGTGCCCGAACGCTTTTGTTCGGGGAGAAGAAAGAGTCGTTGAAGTGGATAGCAATTTCCCATACAACATGCCGCCTATGCAGGTAGACTCAGGAGAAGTTGAGGTATGGTGTGGGCGCGGATGCAAAAAAAGATGTGCGTTTTGTCAGACTGGGTGGGCGTATGAATACAGCGAAAATCCAGACCCGGAAACTCTTATAACACAAATCAACTCCCTTAAGCGAGCGGGAAAGAATGTGGCGTACTTGAGCAATGACGCATCGCAACATTCATTTTTTAACGCGCTACCAAAAAACAAGTATGGTAGCTACTCGGTGGATTACATAAAAAGGAACGGATCACCGCAAACGCGAGAAGTCCGTTTAGGGGTCGAGGGAGTATCTGAGCGGCTTCGCAAAAGCGTTTACAAGCCTATCACAAGGGAAGACTTAATAGAAGTAACTGCCGGTCTGACAAACTCAGGGCATACGGTCCGATGGTTTATGATAGCGGGCTTGCCGGGGGAAACAGACGCAGATTGGGAAGAACTTAAAACATGCATACAAGAGTGGAAACGAAGGTCTGACAAACAAGTCCTTACAATATCATTTACTGCGTTTTATCCACAACCGGCGACCCCCTTCAAGGCGGCGGCACTTGATGACGGATACCAGGCGCGAATAGACGCATTTTTGTCATGGTTTTGGGACGGCCCGGAGTGCATGCGTACAAGGCGCGGATACTCTGAGCATATCAGGATATGGAAGCCTGAGCAACCAAAAAATCGACTAGAGCGGGCCAAACTATACATGGACGTCACAGAGGAAGAGCTATACCGTGGAGGATACACGAGCCCTAACAATCGGATAAGATACGCGCACATGCCGCCGGTTATAGGGGGAGATGGGGAGAATGCCCACTTACAAGCATAAGCCTACCTCACTTATGGCAAGGCAAAGCGTGTACGACAAAGAAGCGGCGGCGGCGGCGGTGCGGTTCGTGCGGTATCTGTCGCACACAAAAGGGCAATGGAAAGGTACCTCGTTCGAGCTCATGCCTTGGCAAGAACGGATTATCCGCGATGTGTTTGGGATAGTGAACAGAAAGAGCCGTTTCCGACAGTTCAAGCAAGCCTATTGTGAGATACCTAAAAAAGCCGGAAAATCAGAGCTTGCGGCGGCGGTGGCCCTTTTCCTACTTGCAGGGGACGGGGAACCGACAGCAGAGGTTTACGGATGTGCTTGTGACAAACAGCAGGCGAGCATAGTCTTTGACGTGGCGGTCGACATGGTGGAGCTATTCCCACTACTTAAAGAAAACATAAAGCTAAACATATCAACCAAAAGCATGAGATACAAGCCGACCGGCGGTGTTTATAGAGTGTGCTCAAGCGAGAGTTACAGCAAGCACGGACTGAACGCCTCAGGAGTTGTATTTGACGAGCTACACGCACAACCGGACCGAAGACTATTCGATGTCATGACCCACGGGAGCGGAGATGCAAGACGTCAACCACTGACTTTTATGATTAGCACAGCTGGGAATAATCAGTACAGCATAGGGTACGAGGTGCACACAAAGGCGCTTGACATACTCCAGGGGCGTAAAACAGACCCTGCCTTTTACCCGCTTATATACGGAGCGGGACCTGATGACGACTGGACAGATCCAGAGGTATGGAAGCGCGCCAACCCTTCAATCGGCGTAACTGTCCCGATTGAGCGCATAGCTGAGGCGTGCGAATCGGCGAAGCAAAACGCGGCGGAGGAAAACCTATTTCGGCAGTTGCATTTGAATCAGTGGGTGAAGCAGTCTGTAAGGTGGATACCGCTAGAAAAATGGGACGAATGCGCCGGGGCGGTTGATGAGGATGGGCTAAAGGGTCGGGCGTGCTATGGAGGGCTAGACCTATCAAAGAGCGAAGACATAACAGCGTTTGTGCTTGTTTTCCCGCCTAAAGAAGACGGCGGGACCTACACGATTATACCGCACTTTTGGATACCACAAGATAATATGCAGAAGCGGGCACTTAAAGACCATGTCCCCTATGACATATGGCACCAAAAAGGATACCTAGAAGCAACGCCGGGGAATGTCATATCATATCGGCACATAACGGAAAAGATAGCGGAGCTAGCGAAGCAGTATGACATTAAAGAAATCGCATTTGACAGATGGGGCGCTACGCAGATATATCAAGACCTAGAAGATGAAGGGCATGAGGTCATACAGTATGGACAAGGCTATAAGGACATGTCGCCGGCGGCTCAAGAGCTATTTAGACTTATACAAGGTGGAAAGATAGCACACGGGGGGCAACCAGTGCTTAGGTGGATGGCAGACAATGTCGTAATCACGCAAGACGCGGCGGGCAACATAAAGCCTGATAAAAACAAGTCTAGCGAAAAGATAGACGGAATAGTAGCGTTGATTATGGCACTAGACCGGGCGATAAAGCGAGAGGACAAGGGCGCGGCGCGGTATGCAAAGCGCGGTATCCTCACACTATAGGGGGCAGACTATGGGGCTATTTAGAAGAAAGAAGAAACCGAGCGAAGCAACGAATCGTTCGGGCGATGGGCAAATATGTGCTATACGTACCGGGACGGCAGAATCTGGCGTTTACGTGAATGAGACGACAGCATTAGGGCTTTCAGCGGTGTATGCATGTGTGCGCGTGCTATCGGAGGATATAGCCGCGTTACCTCTGCACGTATATGAGCGGCTAGATGGCGGGGACTATAGGCAGGCGCGCGGGCATAGCCTTTACAGCGTACTACATGATGAGCCTAACCCTGAAATGACCTCTTTCACGTTTAGGCAAAGCATGATGACGTCGGTGCTTATATGGGGAAATGCATATGCGCAAATAGTGCGGAATGGAGCGGGAGAGGTCGTTGCGCTGTATCCACTGGACCCAAAGCGTGTAGAGGTTCAGCGGGACGAGGCGGGGCGAATAGTGTACGTGTACACGGACGGCACGGGGGACCTAGATAAGGGTAAGTACAAAAAAATCACGCTACACGCCGATAACGTTCTGCATATCGTAGGGCTTGGATTTGATGGGCTGACAGGGATTTCACCGCTTGCGATGTCCAGAAACACGCTAGGGCTAGCCTTGGCGGCACAAGAGTACGGGGCGAGATTTTTCGCTAATGGGGCGACTCCTTCTGGAGTGATTGAAACCGACTTGCTAATATCGGACCCGGAAAGGGTACGGCAAGCATGGCAAGAAACATATGGCGGGGCACACAATGCAAATAAAATCGCTATTCTGGAGGAAGGTCTTAAGTTCAAGCCCGTGAGCAACTCACCGGGGGAAGCGCAACTACTTGAGACGCGGAAGTTTTCAATTACAGAAATAGCACGAATTTTCAGGGTGCCGCCGCACTTAATAGGTGATTTGGAGCGCGCGACATTTTCAAATATAGAGCATATGAGCTTAGAGTATGTGAAATACAC